AGAAGGCAAGTGGTACACCAAGCACATCTTGGGGCCGGTCTTCACAGACACGCCAGACGCCACGGCTGCCCAGCAGGAAGCGGCCTATAAGGCGGCGAAGGATGCGGAACAGGCTAAACTGGTGAGGGCGGATCGGGCTTCGCGGCTGGCGGAATGTGATTGGACCCAGCTTGCGGATGCCCCGGTAGATAACTTGTCTTGGGCAGTTTATCGCCAGGCGTTGCGCGATATCCCTACCCAAGCGGGGTTCCCCTGGAATATAACTTGGCCAGTAAAGCCCTAACCTGTGGATACCGCCATGGTTGATAACAACGAAGCAGCCAAGACAGTTGGGGATGTGTTATCAATAACCACGGTGGTCGGCACTTTGGCGCAAGTTCTTCCTTCTATCGCGGCGATCTTCACTATAGTTTGGACCGTGATACGGATTTATGAAACCAAGACCGTGCAGGGCTGGATCAAGCGTTTGAGGGGCTAAATGTATATCCCGTTAAAGCTACCGCCTGGGATTTATCGAAACGGGACGCAGTACCAATCTGCTGGACGGTGGTACGATGCTAACTTGGTGCGGTGGTATGAGGGAACGCTTCGGCCCTTGGGTGGCTGGCGCAAGCGTACCTATAGTGGGAGCAATATTCAGCTTAACGGTATAATGCGTGGCTCCCACGCCTGGCGGGCTAATAATGCTGTGGCGTGGTTGGCGGCTGGTGGTTCCAAGAAATTGTACGCCATGAAGGCGGATGCTTCGCCATATGATATCACGCCGATCCGTGAAACCGGGACACTGACTAACGCTTTCAGCACCACCAATGCATCTGCTGTAGTGACGGTTGCTGATACGGCGCACGGGGGTAAGACCGGCGACACGGTGACATTTACGAATGGAACCGCGATTGGCGCCAGTGGGATTACGCTTGCCGGCGCGTATATAATGACGGTGACGGGGTTAAATTCTTACACTGTTACCCATGGCTCAGCGGCTACCGCGACGGTAACTAATGGCGGTTCGGCGGATTACGCTTACGAATTGTCTATTGGTGATGCGGCTGCGCTGCAAAACCTGGGCTATGGTGGTTACACCTACGGGTCTAGTGCGTATGGTACGCCCCGGCCAGATGTTTCCCCTACTGGTGTTTCGGCTGCCTCCACTTGGGCACTCGATAACTGGGGCGAATATCTGGTGGCTTGCCGGTCAGATGATGGCAAGATTTACGAATGGGATTTGGACACGGCGGGCAAGGCTGATCTTATTTCAGCAGCGCCAACGGGGAACACTGGGATTATCGTGACCGCCGAACGGTTCTTATTTGCTTTGGGTGCTGGCGGTAATCCCCGCAAGGTTCAGTGGTCTGACCAAGAAGATAATACAGATTGGACGCCATCAGCGACTAACCAAGCTGGCGACTTCGAGTTGGCTACATCTGGCAAGGTGATTTGTGGCGAGCGTAGCCGCTACGGTAGTTTGCTGCTGACCACCGTTGACGCGCATCTTGCCACCTATCAAGGGCCGCCATTTGTCTATGGGTTTGAGCGTGTGGGTTATGGGTGTGGGGTTATCTCTGCCCAAGCCTCTGTTAGTATGGATACTGGTGTAGCCTGGATGTCTGATGGTGCTTTCTATCTGTTTGATGGCGCCGTTAAGCCCTTGCGGTCTGATGTGTCAGATTATGTGTTTTCCGACTTCAACTATAACCAAGCCAGCAAGGTTAATGCGGTTCTGAATATCGAGTTCTTCGAGGTGATATGGTCTTATCCCTCTGCCGCGTCTAACGAGTGTGACCGCTACGTTATTTGGAATTACCGCGAAAATACATGGTCTATTGGGTCATGGGCGCGCACTACTGGCGTAGCGGCTGGGGTGTTTGATTACCCCATTATGTTTGATCCATCCGGCTATGTGTATGACCATGAGACGGGCTGGAATTATGATGGCGCTTCGCCATACGCGGAAACCGGCCCTATCGAATTGGGGAATGGTGATCGGGTAATATCTGCCCGGCAGGTGGTGCCGGATGAAAAGACACAGGGCCAAGTGACCGTTAGCTTTAAGGCGCGGTTTGCCCCGGAAGGGGTAGAAAGCACTTATGGCCCTTATACCATTTCATCCAAGTACACCGATGTCCGGTTCTCTGGCCGCCAGGTTTCCTTTAAGGTCACGGGCGCCCAGTTGGCGGATTGGCGGGTTGGTAATTTCCGGCTTGAGGCGGTGCCTGGGGGTATGAGGTGAGGTTGCCCCACGCCCCTGGCTCTTATGATGGGTCTAACGAGCAGACAGCCCGCGCCATACTTGAGCGGGCAGACGATGAGAACCATAAGCGTAACCGAGATGTGGAGGTTAGCCCTGGGCGGCTAATCCTGAAATCCCCAGATGGAACACGGTGGAGTATTACCGTCGATAATTCTGGGGTGGTTGCAGCCACGGCGCTATGACCACGTTTGAAGTTGAGTTCGAGCGGTGTTCTAAGTGGTTGCAGGATGCCTTGGATTACGGGGGTAACACCCATGAGTTGCACCATGTGGCGCAAAGCATAAAAGATGGTGATTCCCAATTCTGGCCCGCCCCCAATGGGGTTATAGTCACCAAGTTCCTGCACTACCCCAATTACAATATTCTTCATGCTTGGTTAGTTGGGGGAGAGTTGGACCAAATAATAGATATGATCCCTTCGCTTGTGGCGTATGGTCATTCTTTTAATTGCACGAAGTTGACGGGATGTGGGCGCGCAGGATGGGTTCGTGCTTTAAAGAAGTATGGTTTTAACGGTATAATGACCACAGTGTCTAAGGAGATACCTCCATGAGTAAGGATGGCGGCAGCACTTCAACGCAAGTTCAGTCTAATTCGCTTGACCCAGATGTTAAGCAGCGGATGCTTGAAAACTATGATTTCGCGCTGAATGTCGCTAACCGCGATTACCAGACGTATCCTTATGAGCGCATCGCCGCCTTTAGCCCCATGCAGCAAGCCTCCTTTCAGCAGGTGGGGCAAGCTGCCCAAGCGGCCCAGCAGCCGATTGCCCAAGCGCAGGAATTAGCCCGCCAGGCTGGTGCCTATACGCCCGGCACCATTGCTTCTGGGATGGCGGCTTATCAGAACCCATATACGCAACAAGTCATCGACACCACATTGGCGGATATTGATCGTTCCCGCCAGATTGCAAACCAGCAAGGGGCCGCGCAGGCTGTCAGGGCAAAAGCGTTTGGTGGTTCTCGCCAGGGGGTGGCAGAGGCGGAAACCAATCGGGCTGCGATGGAGCAGGCTGCCCGTACTGCCGCGCAATTGCGCTCCCAGGGCTTCACGACAGCGGGAGAAATGGCGGCGCGGGATATCGGTTATGGGCTGCAAGGTAATCAGCAAGGGCTTACTGCTGCCCAGCAGCTTGGCGCCCTTGGCGCCCTTGGGCAGACGGCGGGTCTTACTGGCGCGCAAGCAATGTTTACTTCTGGTGAGCAGCAGCGCGCGTTGACGCAGGCGAATATGTCGCAGGCTTACGAAGACTTCCAAAGGCAGTGGCAATACCCAATCGAGCAATTACGAATCCGCCAAAGTGCGCTTGGGATGGTGCCCGCCACGCAAACCAGCACAACGCAAACTACGCCTTCCACCATTCAGCAGATCGGCACCATTGGCCAGGCGGCGGGTGGTTTGGCCAATGCGTTTAATCTTCTGTTCCGGTAAAGGAGCCAAACTATGTCTGGGATTTTAGAGGCGCTTCGAGGCATAGGCTCCGAAATCGGTGGGTCGCTATTCGGCGGTGGTAGTGGGGCTTCTTCTGGGGGTGATCCTACGCCATCCAATAGTCCATACGCTGATCTTTCGCCGTCTCAGCGGCGGTTGCTGGGGGTCGCGGCATTACAGGACGCTTTCGCATCTTTAACGGGGCAGCAGGGCACAGCTTTGCAGCGTATTTCCCCGGTTGCGGAGCAGATTGGCTGGAATGAATATGTGCGTGGGTTAAGTGGTGGACAAGCACCAGGCCGCCCCCCGCAGATGCAGGCTCCGCAAGCAGCGATGCAGCCAGCCACCACGCAGCCAGCAGCCCCACAACAGGCGCCGCAAACCCCATCGACAGGGTTCGGGCGTGAAGTCATTGGGCGCGCATTAGATCGTCTTGGAAGCGCGGAATCCAACAATAATCCCACAGCGGTAAATCGCCTGGGGTATGCCGGTCAGTACCAGCTTGGGGCACCATTGGCGGCGGATGCGCGTATTTATCGACCGGCGCAAGGTGAGATTAACGAGCGTGGCCAATGGAATGGCCAATGGGGTGGGACGTTTAATATCCCTGGGTTTGATAATGTCCGTACTCTGCAAGACTTCTTGAATAGCCCCGAGGCCCAGCGTCGCGCGGCTGAATTATCCATGAATGTTCAAGCGGGCCGCTTGGAACAGATGGGGATGCTCAGAAATGTGGGGCAGGAAGTTAATGGGGTGCGGATTACCCCGGAAGCCTTGTTGCAAGGTGCTTGGCTTGGTGGTCCCGGTGGGGTGGATCGGTTTGTGCGTGGTGGCGGGCAAGACCGCGCTGACGCATTTGGTACGCCGGTAAGCCGGTGGATGCGTTTGGGGCAAGGTGAGGCTGCTGCACCAGGTGCGGCGCCGCAAGCCCCACCTTCTCCCCAAGGCGCGGAACCACAGCAAGGGGGCGCCCCACTAACCCCGGCGCAGGCTGTCTTAGCCGGTGGTGCTGGTAATCAGCCACGCATTACCCCAGAAGTGGCTGCCTTGTTGCGCCAATTGGGGCCACAGGCTGGCCGCCAATTCCTGGCGCAAATGCAAATGCGCGCCATGCAGCAAGAGACGCGGGTTCTATCTGAAGCCGAAGCGCGTAATGCGCTTGGTACGGCTTATGACCCTGACCGTCGCTATCAGATCACGTCGCAAGGTGGCATCCAGCCTATTGCCGGCACGCGTGAGCCAGAAGGTGGTTCATCTCAGCAGCAGCGGGAGTTGGAAGGCTCATTGCGTAGCCAGTTCCTTGGTATCCAGCCTGTACGTGATTACTTCACGATGTTGCCCCAGATTCGGGAAGTCAGGGCCGCCGCATCGCGGGAAACCCCTTCGCGCATTAACGATATTAACTTGGTGTTTGCTTTTGCCAAGATGTTGGACCCGGCTTCTGTGGTCCGTGAAGGCGAACAAATCCAAATCTTACGCGCCCAGGGTCTTGGCGAATCTCTTACCGGAGCCATTAACCGCTTGAACGGTGGTTCTGGTTTGACCACCGAAACCCGTAGCCAGTTGGTGCGGGAAGCGAATAGCCGGTTTGATAGCGCGCAAAGTGTCTATCAAGAGTTCGCCGATCAATACCGGGGATTGGCGCAAGACTATGGGGTTAATCCGACGCGCGTAGTTCGCCCGGTTGGTATGGGTCAGACGCCAGAACCCCAGCGCGCTGGTGGCGTACCGCAAGGACAACAGGCGGAGTTCGTGGCCGCGATTAGAGAGCGGTTAAACCTACCGCCTGGAAACCCCCAGCGTCTCACCATTGAACAAGCCATAGCCGGTGCAACTGCCGCCGGTATTCCTAATGCCGCCGCATTGTTTGGAGCGCGTTAAATGGCCGAAGATATCAATAAGCTGATTGACCAAATGGTAGCGCGTGGAACCCGCGCTACTGAGGCACAGGGCGCGGTTCTTCCTGGCGGCCTATCGGCTGGTTTGCAGGGACTAACGCTTGGCACGGCTGATGAAATAACCGCGTTCCTGCGTTCTCGTTTGGGTAGTACCCCATATGAGCAAGCCTTGGCGCAAGAGCGCGCTAATGTGGCGCAGTATCGTGAACAGAACCCTATGCGGGCTGCTGCGTATGAAGTCGGTGGCGCTGTGGTTCCCACGATAGCCGCCACTCTTGCGGCGCCATTTACTGGTGGTGCTAGTGCGGCTGGTACTGCTGCTGGTGCGGCTAATATTGCCAGGGCTGCTACCGCTGCTGGACGTGCAATACAGGCAGCCAAGACCGGCGCCACTACAGGCGCGGTAACTGGTGGCTTGCAGGGCTTCGGGGAAGGGGAGGGTGGTTTAGCCCCTCGCCTTTCTAATGCGGTAGGTGGTGCGGCTCTTGGTGGTGTTGCTGGTGGGGCAGTTGGTGCGGTGGTTCCTGCTGTAACGGGTAGGCTGGCTAATATCCTGCCAAATGCAGAACGTCCCATTATTCAAGGCGCCGATCTTGGGCGCGCTGGCCAAGAATTAACGGAAGCAATGGCGGCGCGGGCATCTGGGATGCCTCGCCAGCCCGTCACCATGGCGGAGCGCCTTGGCGAAACGGGGATGAGTACAGCGGAAGCCTTGGCGAATATGCCGGGGACTACCCGCCAGCTTGCAGCGGATGTTTTGCGCCCCCGTGGTGGTGAACAGATTACCCGCACAGATGCGGCGCTTCGCACCGTGTTTGGGGATGTGGAAGACGCTTACAAGCAAAGCCTCGCTATTCGTGATCGAATGAAGACAAATGCTAGCCCACTTTATGAGCAGGCATTTTCAGCAGGCCGGGCGCCAAATGCTAATGAATTAAGCCTTCTGACCCGCGTTCCTAGTGAGGCTTTGTCTGATGCTAGGCAAATCGCCAGGATGGAGGGGCGTAATATTGGCGTTAGTTTAGATGAGGCTGGCAACGTCGTTCTCCCTAAAACGCCGATTTCAGCCCGTGATTTGCATTATGTGAAAACCGGCTTGGATGCGTTTATTGAGCGCAATACCGATATTGCTGGGCGCCAAAACCCCTTGGCTACTCGCGCCATTCGTTTGCGTGATGAATTGCGCGACACACTGGATGACATCACTAAGGTAGATGGCCGAAGCCTTTACCAAGAAGCTCGCACTATGTGGGCTGGTGAAGCAGCGCTTCTGGATGCCCAGAAGGTTGGTTTGGGCATCTTCAAGCCTGGCACCGATCCGCGCCAGATTCGGTCTTCCATTGAAAAGATGGGGCCGGGCGAAAAACAAGAATTTATCGTGGGGGTAATGGACGCCATTCGCCAGCGCATGGCGTCACTACCGGAAGGGCGCGATGCTACGCGGGCCATCTTTGGCAGTGAAAAGCAAAAAGACGTTTTACGGGCTGCTATGGATGCTGCTTACCCCAATGCCCGCGATGCAGAGGCACGGTTTAACGCCTTATCTCGCTTCCTAACCCGCGAATCTGAAATGAAGGGCTTTCAAGGGCAAATGCTTGGTGGTTCGCAGACAGCGAGGCGCCAGGCTTTCCAAGACCTAATCGCGGGCACTTCTATCGGTGCTGGTGGTGGGGCTGGATTAGGCTCATTAACTGGTGAAAATACTGGCGCCGGTGCTGCTTTAGGTGCGGCTGCTGGTGCTGGCCGCGCCGGTATGCGGGCTTTGGCTGGTCGTAGCCAAGATGTGGTTGGGCAGCGCCTTATGACCACGGATGTATATGACCAAATACAAATGCTGCGCCGTATGATGCAAGCCAGAGCAGCCCAGCAAGCAGCGGCAGGGCGCCAGGTCGGGGCTTATCCTGCTGCCGCTGGTGCTATGGTGGGCCAGCAGATCGGCGGAGCGGTTCAACCACCTATGCCGCCGGGGTTACTGCAATAGCGAAGGGATATTGATGTTTACCGCCTTACTCCCTGTCTTAGCCCCCATCCTGGGGGATATCATTCGGAAGGTGTTGCCAGACACCGAAGCCCAGGCGAAAGCCGAAGCGGAGTTGAGTATGGCGCTTATGCAGCGCGCCCAGGAAATCGAAAGCGCGGCTGCTGATGTGGTGAAAACAGAAGCGCAGTCGGAACACTGGCTAACCGCCACATGGCGGCCCATTGTAATGCTGACCCTAACCGCGTTGATTGTGGCGCGGTGGCTGGGGTATTCCACGCCTGGGATATCCGAAGCGGAGGCATTAAAGTTATGGTCGATAGTAGAGATTGGTTTGGGCGGCTACGTGATTGGGCGATCGGCCGAAAAGATAGCCCCAATGATGGCGGAAGCGATGCGGCGCCGGTAGATAATTTCCCGGCTTGTCTGGCGATTACGTTACACCATGAAGGCGGATGGTCTGACCATCCGAAAGACCCCGGTAAAGCCACCAACCAGGGTGTGACGCTGAAGACCTATTCCGAGTATCTTAAGCGGCAAGCTACTGCTGATGAATTGCGGAGGATCACCAATGGCGAGTTGC